CGGTGCGGTGTATGCGGATACTGGGGAGGTGGTGGCGTTCGATGCCAAGAGTCGCCTGAACGCACTGCTGGAGGTTATAGAAGAGGCAAGCCACAAGGTCATTGTATTTGCGCCGTTTAAACATGCCATCGAGATAATTGCCGAAGAGTTAAAGTCGAATGGGATTAGCACCGAAGTAATTCACGGCGGTATCAGTGCAACTAGACGCGCAGAAATATTTGCTAACTTTCAAACGACAGACAGTCCGCATGTGTTAGTCATTCAGCCACAAGCTGCCGCGCACGGCGTAACACTTCATGCTGCAAACGTCGTTGTCTGGTGGGGTCCGATTACATCTATTGAAACTTACTTACAAGCTAACGCACGAGTGCACCGCGCTGGACAACGCAATCCATGTACCGTCGTGCATCTGCAAGGTAGTCCTGTTGAACATCGTATCTACAAGATGTTGTCAGAGAAAGTTGATATTCATTCACGACTCATCGATCTTTATAAAAATGTGGTTGAAGATACTTGACAATGTAAACTGTGGTGCCCATAATTAGTCAGCAGTTCATAAAAAGGAGAGTGCGATGTCAGAAACAGTTAATGCCGATAGGCTTGCAAAAGTCTACGTCAAAATCCGTGAGAAGCGTAAAGAGCTTGCCAAGCAAGATCGTGAACTAGAAGAGCAGTTAGAGTTAGTCGCTCATCAGTTACTCGAAATTTGCAAGGAGCAAGGGGCTGCAACTATACGCACTCAGCACGGTACCATCTCTCGAAGGACTAATAAACGATTCTGGCCTACGGACTGGGATGCGTTCTATAAGTTCATCAAAGAGAAAGACGCTATGTCTTTGCTTTACCAACGCATCAACACAGCCAACATGCAACAGTATCTTGAAGAAAACCCCGATGTGCATCCGCCGGGGCTGAACGCGGATGTGACACAAACCATTGTTATTGTTAAACGCTAGGAGAGTGCAATGAGTAACGAACTCGCGGTGCTAGATGAAGGACTTCCCTCATATCTAAAAGACGCAGAACTAGATTCAACCACGAAAGCCCTGATGGGCGGCGGTGGCGGTGGAGAGTCAAAGCGTATTTCCATCAAGGGCGGTGTATGGCGCATGATGGTGAATGGTAAGGAAGTAGCTAAGAACGAAGAGCGTTCGATGAACGTCGTAATCGTCGCAGCGGCAGAGAAAGTATCAAGGACGTTTTATGCAAAGCAATACTCAGAAGGTGGCGAAGTTACTGCTCCCGACTGCTGGTCAGCGGATGGAGAAATGCCAGACGCAAAAGTCAAAGAACCACAATCCAAGCGATGCCTCGACTGCCCACAAAACATTAGAGGCTCGGGACAGGGTGAAAGCCGTGCTTGCCGTTACAGCCAACGCTTGGCTGTTGTACTAGCTAATGATGTCAAGGGCGATGTATTCCAGTTGACCCTACCTGCTGCATCTATCTTTGGTGCTGGCGAAGCTGGTAAGTGGCCTCTGCAAACTTACGCCAAGATGATTGGCAGCAAGGGCGTGCCCATTACGGCGGTTGTTACCGAGATGCGCTTCGATACTAACAGCGCCACACCTAAACTGACATTCAAGCCAGTACGTGTTCTGGATTCCAACGAGCATGCGGCTGCAATTGATCAGGGTAAATCGGCTGCTGCAAAACGTGCCATCACCATGACCGTTGCGGAAACTGATGGTGTGAAGGTAGCAGAGGCCAACGCTTTGGAATTTGAAACGGTTAAGCCAAAGAAAGAAGTTGCTGCCGTAGAAGTAGAAGAAGTCGAAGAACCCGTGAAGCGCACCGCGAAGAAGGAGGAAGCACCAGCGGAGAAGAAAGACCTGTCGAAAATCCTTGACGAGTGGGATGACTGATATGCCGACCGGATACTCACTACTTACCGTGGAAGAGATTCGGAGGGCTGACCAGAAACTGCTCGGCGTACAACTGGCACAGATTTGTTTACGAGACGACATTCCTGTTACAGATGTTGCCGACTTCTTTAAGGTCAGCCGAATGACCGTTTACAAGTGGTTCAAAGGTAAAGCGGTTGTCTCCGGCAAACACGTTGACCGCATGAATAAGCTAATCGAAAAGTTAGCTTAACAGTTGTAGGGGGGCTAGGTTAGCTACCGAAGAGGGCGTTACCGTCACGCCCCTGCCCATCCTCTTTTGACGGTTCGTTAAGGACGGTTATGCTCTCTCGCAAAGAATTTTTTGCATTGGTGTTACCACCTCTTGAAGAAGGTGAGCACTACTGCAACTGGGGTAATAAAAAAGAGCTAGTCCAAGAGGACGGCGAGGACAAGTATAAAGACGTTGTTCGGCAGCGGTTTGCGAACAGTATCGACGTTCTCAGCAGCCAAGCGGACGATCTGCAAAACGGCGGGTTCAATTCTTTCTTTGCACTGGCTAAGTTCGGTGCGACCAAGAACGGACGATACGCAACCAACGCGATTGCGCTCAAGTCGTTTTTCTTAGACCTTGATTGTGGCGCAGGTAAGCCCTACGCCACGTTAGATGATGGGTTAGCGGCGCTCAAGAACTTCTGCAAAGCCACTGGGCTACCGAAGCCGACGATTCTTAGGTCTGGGCGCGGTGCGCACGTGTATTGGATTCTGGAAGAACCTCTTACCAAAGAGGAGTGGAAGCCGTTTGCCGAGCAGCTCAAGAGCCTTTGCACTACACACAAGTTTGATATTGACTACGCCGTGCCAGCAGATGCGGCGCGGGTGTTGCGCGTTCCTGAAACCAATCACCTGAAAGATCCGACCAATCCGATACCGGTTGAGATTCTGTATCTGGCACCGCTGGTTCCGAACGAGCGCATAAAGGAACTGCTAGAACCATCGGACGCCATACTAGAAACAGTTGCCAAAGAGTTTGGTAAGCGACCACTTGATGCAACGACCCTAGCTTTGATTGGCGCGAGTCAGTCACGCTTCAAGACAATCCTGATCAAGTCGGTTGAGGGTAACGGTTGCGCACAGATCGTCAACATCTACGACAACCAAGCCACAATCGAAGAGCCGTTGTGGAGAGCCGGTCTATCTATTGCCCAGCAGTGCATAGACCGCGACAAAGCAATACATGTTATCAGTAAGGGGTATCCGGGGTATTCGTTTGAGAACACCGAGAAGAAAGCAAATGAGACGAAAGGTCCGTACACCTGCGAGACTTTTAAGAAACTTAATGCCGCAGGTTGCGAAGGATGCCAGCAAAAGGTTACATCGCCTATTCAATTAGGGCGAGAGATCGTCGAAGCTACAGAGGAGCAAAGCACTGTCGTTGGTGTCGAGGCGCAGACCAAAGAACTCAAAGAATACGTCATCCCGAAGTTTCCGTTTCCGTTTTTCCGTGGCAAGAACGGTGGGGTGTTTGTCCACACCAAAGACAAAGATGGTACCGACATAGATGAAGTTGTTTACCCGTACGACTTCTACGTAGTCAAGCGCATGACCGACCCCGACTTGGGGGAGACTTTGCTGCTACGTCTACATCTGCCAAAAGATGGAGTGCGCGAGTTCATCATGCCTTTGGCATCGGCACTTGCTAAAGATAAGTTCAGAGAAATCATCGCATCACATGGCATCGCTGCCCTCAGTAAGCAGCAAGACACGCTCATGTGGTACGTGGCGAAATGGGTAGAGGAGTTGCAAATGTCAATGCAAGCGGAGAAGGCACACAAACAGTTTGGTTGGGTGGAGGATCAGTCTGCAATCATCGTAGGTGACCGAGAGATCAGAGCAACAGGAGTAAGTTACAGCCCCCCATCTGCACCGACCCTACCACTGGTGCCGTTGTTCACCCCCAAAGGCGACTTCCATGTTTGGAAGGATGTCATCAACGCATACGGCAGACCGGGGATGGAAGGCAGAGCCTTTGCTTTCTTCATGGGGTTTGGTACGTTGCTAATGCCATTCGTCGCAAAGGGCGCACTTGATGGGTTTCTCGTTAACCTGATGAGCCGCGAATCTGGTTCGGGCAAGACAACCATCCTGCATGCTATCAACAGTATCTACGGCAGACCTAAAGAGTTAATGCTGTCCCCCAAAGATACATACAACGCACGGATGCAGCGGTTCGGAACTCTGCAAAACCTTTGCGTGACGATGGACGAGATCACCAACATGCAGTCGGATCACATGTCACAACAAATTTATGACGTGACTTCTGGGCGGGGTAAGAACCGTATGAGTCGGCACGAGAACGCTGAACGGTTAAACCACACCAAGTTTTCTAGTGGGTTGGTTACTTCGAGCAATCGGTCAGTACCCGACATGCTGCTGAACATAAAGGGCTTTCCTGATGGCGAACTAAACCGTATCTTGGAGATCAACGTAAAGCCGGATACGCACAACGATCCACACTGGTCAAGAAACCATTTTGGCAAGCTGCTATCTAACTACGGGCATGCTATCGAGCCGTATTCGAAGGCGGTACTAGGCCAACTTCCGATGGTCATGCAGAAGATAGAGGAGTTTGAGGCCAAGGTAGATGCGGCTGCTGGTATCACGAACACAGAACGGTACTGGTCAGCTATGGTCACAATAAGCATAACAGGTGGGGCGATTGCCAAAACACTTGGTTTGCACGACATACCGATCAAGCCGGTGTTTGACTTCGGCGTTAACTTGGTCAAGGAGACCCGTGTTCGTACCAAAGAGCTTATGCTGGATGCGGATGACTTCCTTGGTGGATTTTTGCAGCGGCATTTCCACGAGATTCTGGTCATCAACGGCAACCGCGACAAGCGCACTGGCGCTGAATTTGGTCCGTTTCGTGAACCTCGCGGGGCGCTCACCATCCGGTATGAGCCAGACACCAAGCTATTGTTTGTTGTTACAAAGACTTATCGGGACGACTGCGCCAAGCTGTTCATGAACTTTGAGGAGTCCTTGATTCCTTACCGCAAGAGCAAGGCGTTTGTGGACATCAAGAAAAAACGTATGACCGCAGGGACTGTTGCCAACATGCAAGCACCGGTCAGTGCTATTTGGTTTGATACGTCCAAGCTGGAGTACTTCAGCGAAACAGTGTTGCTAAAAGATGAAGATACTGGGACTGCCACTACTGATTGAGTGGGATAAGTTCAAGCCGGGCACGTCGTTCTTCGTGCCTTGTTTGGATCGCAAGCTCACGCAACGGTTTGTAGAAACCGAAGCCAAGCGGCTAAAAGTCGAAGTTATTTGTAAACAAGTGGTGGAGCGGGGCAAGTACGGTTTACGGGTTTGG